AGCGGCGATGATGCCGGCGGCGGCGTTGATACGGCAGTGGCAGTGGCCGGTGGTGCCACGGCGCTCTTCATCGCCACGGTGGTAGACGCAACATGGACGCAACTGATCTGATGGCACTGGAATTGAAAAACCCCAAGGCGGCTGATGTCTTCACCCCTGACGAGCTCAAGCTGCTGTTGCAGACGGTGGACACATCGACCTATGCAGGGGCGCTGTCGGAGCTCGTTGCCGGCATCCGCGCCAAGCTGCAAGGCCGCGAGCCGCAGGAGCCGCAGCTAAAAGAGGTGACGTGATGCCAAGGGTGGCCGTTGGCGGGCGTGGCTACACGCACAACCCGCATCCATTCAAGCCGTGGAATTCAAACACCATCTGCGATCGCACCGGCTTCCGCGTGAAGACCTCCGAGGTCATCCGCGAGTGGGAGGGCTGGTACATGATCCCGGCAGCCTGGGCGCCTCGACAACCGCAGGACTTCCCGGTGGTACCCGTCAAGCAAGTGATCTACCGCGACTCCCGCTCGGAGCAAGTGAACGTGGATGATCAGGCGGTGCCCGGCTTCCCGATCATATGACCATCAACCTTAGCGACGAGTATCGCCTCGACCTCACGCTCAACGCCGTGATCTTCGAAGCCTACGATCTGCTACAGGTGGCCGCGGACGGCGAGACGATTGTCGGTGGACTGTTCAACCGAGCTCGCGACTCGGTCAACATGATGCTGAAGCTCTGGGAGAGCCAGGGCATTCACCTGTGGACGATGACCGAGGGCTCGCTGTTTCTGCGCGTGCGCCGCGAGAAGAATGACTTCCGCCTCGAGGGCAGCGATACCACCGCCGTGCATCTGACCAACGTGTTCCGGCAGAAGACGCTCGCCGTTGCCATGACCGCCACCGACCTGACAGCCACGCTCGAGGACGTGGACGATATGCAGATCGGCGATCAGATCGGCATCATCAACGACGGCACCGCCACCGACGCAGTCGCCAACGATCTCGAGTGGTTCATCGTGATGGACATCACCGGCGACGTGGTGACGTTCGACCATGCCGCGCTGACGAACGCCATCCTGGGCACCGTGGTCTACACCTACGACTACCTCAACTTCTCGCTGCTGACGGCCGACACGGTGGCCGACGCGATCGTCGAAGTGGCCGACACAACGCTGTTCAACGTGGGCGATTCGATCAACGTGCTGCTCGACACGAACGTCACCGAAGAGCGGATCATCGCCGCGATCAACCAAGCCACCAACGAGCTCACCGTGACCGTCGCCTTCACCGGTACCGCGAGCACCGGTCAGGCATGCGTGAACCTGACCACGCGGCGCAACAAATTCATACCGGTGAAGCGCATCCTCAACGACAACGTGCGCCGGCGCGAGAGCACCAACTACGAGATCCCGATCGTCTTTCAATCGCGGAAGGACTACTTCGATCTGCCGAACAAGAACCAGCCGGGCACACCGATCCAGGCGTACTACGATCGCCAGATCCCGCAGGGCGTGATGTACCTGTGGAATTCACCGAGCTCCGCGGTCTCGATCATCAACTTCACCTACGAGCGCAAGATTCAGGTGATGACCGAGGCCACGCAAACCTTCGATGTACCGGAGGATTGGTACGACGCCATCACCTACAACTTGGCCAAGCGCCTGATCCCGAAGGTGGGCTGCAGCCAGGAACGCAAGGTCGATATCGTGACCGGCGCGCAAGAGTATCTCGACGCCGCGCTCGGCTTCGATCAGGCCGTCTATCCCATCAGGTTGAAGCCACAGCGTTATGGCTGAGATGCAGCGCATCCCGCTCGGCGGGGATGACAAAGAGCTCAACTCGAAAAAGTCGCGTGAGACCGTGGTCAATCTGCTCGCCGAGGCCACCGCCGATGGAAGCTGGCGCGCGGTCAAGGACACGCCCGGGCTGACGGTGGTTGCCGACGAGACGGCGACAGGCGCGACGCGATCGAACCTATTCGAGAATGCCGGCTTCATCTACGCCGTCATCGGGGATGCGCTCTTCCGCTTCGATGAATTCTTTGCGTCCACCAACCTGGGCGTGGTGGGTGGCAGCGGGCGAGCTCGCATCTTCGCCAACGCAGTGCCCGGTGATTCTCAGATCATGGTGCTCAACGGCGCCGGCGACGGCTTCGTCTTCGACAACGCCAACGGTCTGCTGCCGGTGACCGATCCCGATTTCTTCCCCACCATTGCCGGCGACGTGATCGGCGAGCGTGGCTGGTTCACGCGCCAGGGCACCAACGAGGTCTTCGGTTCCGACATCGGCGATCTACTTTCCTACGCTCCGCTGACGTTCCTGTCGGCCGAGACCAACCCCGACGAAGCGGTCACGCTCATTGCGAAGAAGTCCGCGATATGGGTGCTCGGCGTCGAGAGCGTGGAGTATTTCCAGACCATCTTCGATGTGACGGTGCCGCTGCGCCCGGTGATCGGCGCATCGAAAGAGCGTGGCATCGCCGCGGTGCATTCACTGGCCGAGGCCGGCGAGCGGTTCTGCTGGTTCGCCGATGACTCGACGGTGCGCATGATCATGGGCCAGCAGATGGTCAAGATCTCGGATACCGATTTCGAGCTCCGCGTGCGCGGCGACGGCACGGCCAACTTCCCGGGCTTCAGTGTGATCGATGACGCGATCGGCTTCTTCCACGATGGGCCCGTCCACAAGATTTATTATTTGACGTTCCCGACCGAGGGCTACACCTGGGCCTATGATTTCACCACGGGCCTGACGCATCGGCGCGAGAGCGGGGATCTCGGATTCTGGCGCGTGGGTTCGTCGGTGCTGTTCAACAACAAATTGTATGGCGGCGACATCCTCAACGGGAAAATCTACGAGCTCGACCAAGAGAACAAGACCGAGGACGGCGAGATAATGAAGCGCGTGCTGGTCACGCCCACGGTTTCATTCCCGCAGGATTGGACGCTGCCCTATGTCGAGCTCGAGATGGAAGTGGGCCAAGTGACCGATCCCGCGATCGAGCCGGTGATGCTGGTGGAGTATTCGAAAGACGGCGGCTACACCTACACCAGCCATCAGCCGGTGGAGCTCGGAGACTTCGGCGAGCTCCGCAAGCGCGTGGCGCTGCGCCAGTTTGGCCGCATCGTGCGGCATCAGGACTTCATCCTGCGATTCACCGTGACCGATGACGTGCGGGTGCAGTTCTATTCGCTGTGGGGTGTGATGAATCTGGACGGCGCCTGATGGCCATCCTGACTATCAGCGTCAACCTCGATACCAACATGGAGCTCGTCGAAGAGGGGGTTGACGGCGCGCTGCACGCCACCGCCTACCTCGAGGACTACCTGTTCAAGCTGCTGCAGGATCTGCAGGACATCAACGCGGCGGCTGGCGGCGACGTGCTTGCCCTCGATCTTCCGACCACCGTCTTGGCGCTCACGCAATCGGGTGGCGTCTCACCGATTACGGTCGATCTGGTTTCGCTCGATGGGCGCAACACAACGCTGACGCTGACAGATAACATCCTGTCGCTGACGCAGACCCAAGGCGTCTCGCCGCTCACCGTGGATCTTGGCGACTCGCTCTCATCGTTCGCCGGCCTGGGCAACTGGCGCTACCGCACCGAGACAGTGGCACCGCCGGCTTCGGGTCAGCTTCGCTTCAACAATATCGATCCCGAGCTCGCGACGCTGCTGTGGATCAACGAGACCAACGACGGCGGCGCTGATGTCGCGAACTTTCTGGATCTGCTGAACGCCGGCGATGTGATCTACATCCAAGAGCGATCGAATTCTGCCAACTTCATTCTTGTGCAGATCTCCAACAACATAGACTTCGGAACCTACCGCCAGTTTGCCATCGCGGCTGTTGTGCAACAGGGCACGGCGCTTACGCAGAACACTCGAGTGGCGGTGGTGATCACGGCATCGGGGGGCGAATTCCAAGGATCACTCTCAAGCCGGTCTTTTACCTATTCCGATTTCATGGAGCCACCGCAAGGATTGCAGGCAGACGGCATCCAATCCATTGCCGTCGGCGTCGGGGCTAGCGTTAGCGTCCCAACCGCAGCCTACGATTTTACCAACCATCCCGGTGTGTGGGGATTGAACACCGGCGTCACGGCTGCCGGGCGCGTGTTTCTGCTTTCGGAATTCCCGGGCGGTTGGCACGTCGGTGTGGGTGGCACCACAAGATTCGGTTCGTGGTATCAGTCGCCTGCTGTTGCTTCCGATGTAGCCAACCGCTATGTGCTGCGCACGGGTTTCTCGAGCCTCGTGCTGCCGAACACTCTCGTTCAAGCGATCACATTCGAGGCTCAAGATGATGAGAACGGCGGCCGCTGGCAGGCGATCTGTCACGATGGCGTAGAGACTTCGGTCGATACCGGCATCGCTGTTGGAACATCGACGTATTTTAAAATGGAGTTTGAGGTCAACGCCGCGGGCACCAGCGTCGAGTTTTTCATCGACAACGTGTCGGTCGCGACGATCACCACGAACATTCCGCTCGGCCTAGCATTCGAGCATTTCATCTCGATGCACATTCTGAAGCTCACCGGCGTTAGCAATCGGGCGAGCTATGTCGATGCCTACTATTTCAATCAGGAGATCACGCGCTGATGGCCGACAACGAGATCGAAGTCGAACGGCTCGCCGTGGGCGTTTTCGAGACCGGCTCGGATCGCAACCGCCAGCAACTCATCAAGGTTGAATTCACGGCCGTCAAGACCGCACCGCCGCCGACGCGGCGTGAGACGTGGGAGATCGAGGTGCCCTTCGCGATCATCGAAGCGATCAAGGAGCTCCAGCGGCAGTACGAATACTCGCTGATCGAGCCCGGCGTGGTGAAGGATATGGTGTTCGAAAATCCGTTTCGCATTGAAGTGCAACGCCCGTGAGGTATTTAATGTGACCATCTGCGAGAGGACACGCTAATGGCAGAAGCTGCTACCGACGTTGCCGGTGGTGCCGCAAGCGGCGCCGCAACTGGGATGGCTGCTGGCGGCCCGTGGGGAGCCGTAGCCGGCGCCGTCATCGGCGGGGGCGCCGCGCTATTCGGCGGCAGCCAACAACGCAAAGCCAGCGAGAAGGCCCAGGAACGCGAGCAGGAAGCCGCGGACCGTGCGCGCGAGATCCAACGGCAGCGATTCGAGGAAGCCCGCGCGGCGATGCAGCCCTACGCTCAACAGGAGCAAGCCGCCAGCCTGCAGATGATGGCGCAGATGGGGCTCACGCCGCCGCCCAGCGATCGAGGCGGTGGCGCCTTCGGCTTCGGAGCTCCGCCCATGGGCCAAGCGCCGGCAGAGATAGCAACGCAGCGTCTCATGGAAGATCTCATCACTCAGCAGATGACGATCAACCACCGCAATGGCATGGACGATGACCGCCGCAACATGGCGGAATCGAGCCGCCAAGCCATAGAG